AGATGATGGATATCGGCCCAAAGAGTTTACCATAGGTCTTGATACGACAGTAAATCATAGAAATCTTTTGATTAACTTGGCTCACGAAATGGTTCATGTTAAACAGTGGGCTAAGGATGAGATGTATGAGTATATGGAGCCTCATATGGTTCGGTTTAAAGGTGAAAAAATTCATCTTAATGAAGTTGACTACTGGGATTATCCTTGGGAAATTGAGGCATATGGGCGTCAATTAGGATTGTTCATTCGGTTCTGTGAGAATACAGGACGGTCAAAATGTGATGCGATGAAGGAGACTGCATAATGGGTAAAATGAAAAATTATATGATGGACATTGAAGAGTTTTGCGACGACTATTTCCATGCCGGAGAGCCGTACGGAGTTCTGCCATCAGCTGAAGAAGTTGCAGCAGATGCTGAATTACACTTTAATTCCAAGATGGCTGGAGATCATGCCGAGGAATATGTCACTAAAATTTTGAAGGCTTTTTAAGATGAACAAAATACAAGAAGTGTCAGAATTTGCTAATAAACTTGTTGGTAAATGGTTTAATGCAGCACCTAAAGGCCAAGGTACAGCATTAAAGAACTACACAAGTGGTGATGGTTCTAATGTTGGATTTGAGTATATCACCGAATCAATTCTAAATAAGGCAATAGAAGTCTATGGACTAAAAAAACGATGTGAAGTGAATGGTAAATATTTCATAGATTGTAGTTGTGGTAAACAGAGATGCAAGTGTCCAGATAAGAAACATGATAATCAACGATTGGATAATCATGTTTGGATTGATGGAAAGGTTGTTATCCTAGAAGAAAATCGTGCATGGATAGATAAACCCTTTTACACTCTCAAAAGAGGGGTTGTCAAATGTTTTATGGAATTGCCTCATACTAAAAAACATTTGACAGATAATGTTATTTTTCTTTTTACATCTCTTGCAAAAGATGTGACACCCATAACTAAATCGACAATGGACACCGTTATGGGTTATGGTGAAAAAATAGTAGAGATCAACATATCTGGCCGCCCCCGTCGTTCAGAAAAATGTAACTATTTTGACAATGGTTACGATCAAGATGAATTAGATAAATATGTAAAAACAATTTGTGGAGTATTTGCAAAATATGAATAATGTAAATTTATTTCGTGGAGATTGTCTAATAGAAATGAAGTCTATAGAAGAACTCTCTGTAGACCTTATTCTATGTGATTTACCATATGGTACAACAGATAGGAGTGGAATTGAAAATAAAAAGGGTGATAATCGACTTTTAAAATGGGATACAGTTATACCTCTTGATGAATTGTGGTTAGAGTACAAAAGGATTCTTAAACCCAAAGGTGCGGTTGTTTTAACAGCAGACCAACCATTTACAAGTAAATTAATTATGAGTAATATTGAATGGTTTAAATATGAATGGATTTGGAAAAAGAAAAAGACTACAGGATTTTTACTTGCTAATTATAGACCTATGAAACAAACAGAAGATGTGGTAGTATTTTCTTCAGCTGGCGCAGCTGCGGCCTCAAGACATAATGGAAATATGACATATAATCCACAGGGGCTAATTGAGAAGAAAGTAAAAAAGAAAAACGATCCAAAACGCCTTGGTATGTTTTTACATAATCCCAAATTTATGGGTGAGGGAAATAAATTATTACATGAAACAGAATATGAACAGAAGTATACAAATTATCCATCAGAAATAATAGAATTTGGCTTGGATAAAGGTAATGTTCATCCTACTCAAAAACCAGTTGCTTTAATGGAATATCTTATAAAAACATATTCTAATGAAAATGAAATTGTTCTAGATAATTGTATGGGTAGTGGTACTACGGGGGTTGCTTGTGTTAATACCAATAGAAAATTTATAGGTATAGAAAAAGATGAAAAATATTTTAATATAGCAAAAGATAGAATTGAAGGTATAAAAAAATAAAAAAGTTATGTATAGGGGTTGAAAAATGAATCTTGCGGCAGTAGTTTTGGCTGGAGTTGTTACAACTGTTGCCATTCAAACACAACAGGTTCCAGATAGAGCTCCAGAGTGTCTTGCACTCAACATGTATCATGAGGCTAGAGGTCAAGGAACTGCTGGTCTTTTTGCTGTATCTGCTGTGGTGTTAAATCGTGTTAATGATAAACGGTTTCCTAATAGTGTCTGTGAGGTTATTGAACAAGGACCGATTAGAGAGAGCTGGAAAACTCGACAGCATAAAAATTTACCAGATTATAAACGAAAATATTATCCTATAAAAAATAGGTGTCAATTCTCATGGTATTGTGATGGAAAAAGTGACACGCCTTATAACAAAAAAAAGTACAAAGAGTTACTTGACTTATCTAGATTTATAATATATAATAGGACATCATTTGTAGATATTACAAATGGTGCGTTATATTATCACACAGAGAATGTGATGCCGAACTGGGCAAAAGCAAAACAGAGAATTATAAAAATAGGAAAACATATTTTTTATAAGTGAGATGGTAAAAGATGGTGCAACCAGTAATAAAATCCCCTGATGAAACAAGCTTGTTTCAAGAAATTTCAAAACAATATAATAGAGGAGTTGATGAATGGAAGATTTGTTGAAAAAAGAAATTGCTGAAATGCAAAAATCTATTCATGTTATGTTAATGAGACAGAAATATCTTGCTGAAGTAATTCATAATTTGAGATATAAAATCAGAATTTGGGGTGGTGATCCTGACCAATTGGAGCTTGAAATTTAATGCCAACTTATACATTTATAGATAATAATACAGGAGATACTTTTGATGAATTTATGAGTATATCTGATAGAAAGAAATATCTAAAAGAAAATCCACATATTAGTCAAGTTCCGGTAGCATTTGCATTTGTTGGCGATCATATTATGGGTGTAGGCCCTAANGTGGATGGTGGATTTAAGGAACGCATGGAACAAATAGCAAATGCACATCCTAGTTCTCCTCTTGCAGATAGATATGGACGAAAATCAAATAAAGAAATAGCAACAAGAAATGTATTGAAAAAACATAAGGTAATATAAATATATTGGTACAGGCGAGAAATCATACTTCAGCACCAGCGCACAGCGTTGATGTAAGCTTGGAAGTCCCTCCGCCTATGTACCATAGAGGGGGGAGGAATTTCCTCCCCCCTCACCTTGGGATAAAAAATGGCAAGTAAGAAAAACAAAGAAATTAATCATGCTAATATTGTTGGGATTAAAGCAATTACCNACAATCAAAAGATAGTTTTTGATTCTTGGAAAAAAGGAAAGAATCAATTTTTATTTGGCGCAGCAGGTACAGGTAAAACCTTCATTTCATTATATCTTGCAATAAAGGATGTATTAGATTTAAAGAAATCTTATAACAAGGTTATTCTTGTTCGTTCTTTAATACCTACAAGAGAAATTGGTTTTTTGCCGGGGGATGAAGAAGATAAGGCTGCACTATATCAGGTGCCATATCAAAACATGGTTCAATTCATGTTTGAAATGCCTAACGAACAATCATTTAACAATCTATATGACAAGCTCAAAGGACAAGGCACCCTATTCTTTTTATCAACTTCTTTTCTAAGGGGGTTGACATTTGACAATTCAATCATTATAGTAGATGAATGTCAGAATTTAAACTTTCATGAGTTGGATACAATCATTACAAGAGTTGGCCAAGATTCCAGAATATTTTTTTGCGGCGATTTTGACCAAACCGATTTAGTTCATCAAAAAGAGAAAAATGGAATACATAATTTTTTGAAAATTTTGGAAGAAATGGAAGAGTTTAATTGCTTAGAATTTACTCTTGGAGATATTGTGCGCTCAGGATTTGTGCGTAATTATCTTATTAATAAAATCAAACTTGGAATAGGAATTGAATAATGAATGATCATCAGACAAAAGANTATCTGGACTATGATGGGAAGATTTGGTCGTCACCCGGTACGACGATCTCGCCNAATTTCGCGCCGCGTTTCGGCGCGCAAACCAGCATCTCATATTATAGATTTGATGCTGAACAGGGAGATGTCCGGGCCCAGTTCAATCTAGGTTATATGTATGAAACCGGAAAAGGCGTTTCTCAGAACCACAAACTTGCCGTTACGTGGTACTCACTTGCTGCTGAACAGGGGTATGCCCCCGCTCAGTTCAATTTGGCAGTGATGTATCGCAACGGACAAGGTGTTCCACAGAACGATAAGACTGCGTTGAAGTGGTACACCCTTGCTGCCGAACAGGGGTATGCCCATGCTCAGAACAATCTGAAAAGACTAGAAAACCATATTGCTGAACGGGCATCTGTTGATTCATGAATATTGATCAATTACGGGAAGAATTGGAGATTGATGAGGGATGTAAATACGAAATATATCTTGATCATCTTGGTTATCCTACTTTTGGCATTGGTCATCTTATTACTGAAGATGATCCCGAATATGGTTGGGAAGTCGGAGCGTCTATTGACACTTTTAGAGTTCATGATACCTTCGAGTCAGATGTCGAAGCAGTCTTATCTGACTGCAATCGTCTATATGAAGATTTCGAAGAGTTGCCAGAAGAAGCTCAAAGGGTGATTGCCAATATGATGTTCAATATGGGATATCCTCGTTTAAGTAAATTTAAGGGTATGAAACGTGGAGTAGATGCAAGAGATTGGAATGCAGCTGCTGATGAAATGATTGATTCCCGTTGGTATCATCAAGTAACCAATCGTGCAGATAGATTAGTTGAAAGAATGAGAAGTTTAGATGTTTAATCACCATACATTAAATTTACCAGAATTACAAACTAAAACTATTGATGGAAAACGATTTTACATAACTCCAGAAAAAAAATATTACCCATCAATCACAACTGTTTTATCAATCCGAAAGAAGGAAGGGTTGCTTGAATGGCGTAAGCGTGTAGGTAATGATGTAGCAAATTATATTTCCAGAACAGCTGCTGCACGGGGGACTAAGGTTCATCAAATGTGTGAAGATTATCTGAATAATCAGTCCTTTAATTTTCCCGATGAATGGAAAAAACATGAAAGGTCTTTTTTGCCGTGGTGCTTGTTTAACCAATTAAGAGAAAGGGTTCTTGACAATATTAATAACATATATGCCCTAGAGTGTGGGTTATATAGTGATAAATACCAAGTAGCGGGCAGAGTTGATTGTATTGCTGAATATAATGATGTCCCTTCCATTATTGATTTTAAGACATCTACTAAAGAAAAAACAGATAGTTGGAATGAAAACTATTATATTCAAGGCTCTGCATATGCAGAAATGTTTACCGAAAGAACAGACATAAATATTTCACAAGTAGTAATTTTAGTGGTTACTGAAGATGGTACAGTTCAAGAGTTCATAAAAGATAAGAGGAAGTACATAGATATTTTAAAAAATATTATGGTAGAATGGAAAGAACAGCAGGAAATTATTTTAAAATTATAAATAATTCGAAAAAAGGGAGCTTTAAAATATGTTTTTTAGTCAAAAAATCAAATCATTATTGTTATCAGTAGCATTAATAGTATTGCCAATAACAATTGGCACCTGTACTGTTACTGCTGCAGAAACAGAACCTTTAGTTAAAACAGAAGCTCCTGTTAAAATGATTCGAGAAATGTTGTATCCTACCGTGATGATAGACACTGGCCGAGGTGGCGTTGGTTCTGGAACTGTTATTTTTAGTGATCGACGTGCCCATGAGTCTTGGGAAGATGAAGGTGTTTGGTCGCTTGTTATAACAAACTTTCATGTAATCCAGAATGCGGTTAGTATTAATAAGGAATTTGACCCAAAACAAGGCATGGAGATACAAAAAGAAACTAGACGGCCTGTTCATGTCCGTTTATGGGATTACAATGATTTCAGCACAGCAGTTGGGACCACTGGACGAATCGGCAGGATTGTCGCATGGGATAAAGGCCGTGACTTAGCTTTACTACGTTTAGACGACAAGGAAAGAGTTATTGAGCATGTTGCTGNNCTATGGGATACACAAGACGGCGGACCATATTTATTCCAGACGACTTGGGCTATTGGTTCGGGTTTAGGTAATCCGCCATATCCGACACAGGGACTGTTGAGCGGCATCGCAGGAAAAGATCAGCAAGGCAAATCGTTGTACCTGTCCTCGGCACCAATTATCTTCGGAAATAGCGGTGGGTCGTTATGGGCATTCAGCACCAGAAGAGACACATATGAAATGATCGGCGTTCCGTCAATGATTTCTGGATATGGTTGGGGGCAAATTGTGCCGCACATGGCATGGAGTCGTCCAATTGGTGAAATTCGTGAATTTTTGAGCGATAACGATTTCGGATTTGTTTTTGGTGATAAAGATGTGCCTAAAGAGAATGAATTTGAAGAAGAAAATATTGAATAAAATCTAAAAAGGGTATTGACAAAAGGGCCTAAATATGGTATAAATATAGGACAATTTGATGATGCAAACTGAAAATTGTACAGGACAGCGGGGCAGTACCGCTCGCCTCCACCATAAGGAGATTAGTGTGGGAAAAAATCAAAAGGGAATTCAAAATGATGAAGACCCTTGCTCTATGCACAACCTATTCATATGTAAGGTGCTGGAAAGAAATTGCTAAGTGGATGTTAAGAGCTTATATTGTTTGGAGCATATGTGCTGATATTTTTCTCATTGGTGGTATATTATATCTAATCTTTTTTTGATGGGGGCGAAATAGGATCGACTGGCAAGTATAGGGATGTGGAGAATTGTGGAGTGATCGCCTTATAGATCATATTAAGAAATGCCAATGATAATTGGGCATATGAGGATTATGCACTAGCTGCATAATTACTCGGGGTTCCGAGGGTTCCTGGCAACAGAATACCCTCACTTTAAGGATTGCCTGTGAGGCAATTCAAATTTGTCATGATAAAGGAGATAATTGATTATGACTACTAAGACCCAGACCGCTAAGGTCGCCGCTGCACTAGAAGGTGGTGCAGAACTTACCGCAAAACAGATTAGCGCACGTTATGGTGTTAAGAATGTTCGTGCAGTAATTAGTAAACTACGTTCAGAAGGATATTCTATTTTTTTGAATGATCGTGTGTCGTCATTTGACGGGAAAACCTATAGGAAGTATCGTGTCGGTACTGCGCCTCGTTCTGTTGTCGCTGCTGGTTATACAGCTTTGCGTTCTGCATAATTGATGAAACTGGGGTTATGGGAGTTCCTAGCAACAGAATACTTCCATTTCATATTATCACCTACCGCTTGGGTGACATCGACGGGTGATGCCGTAATACATCCGTGGGGGGTTATGGTTAGCCTCCCAACTTTATAATTGGTATTCATATGGCATTAACAACAACTAAGATTTTTGCAAACACTATCGAAAATATCGCAAAAGAAAAACAAATTACTCATCTGGATGCTGTTTTGTATTATTGTGAAAAAGAGGGAGTGGAACCTGAATCAGTCAGTTCTTTAATTTCAAAGGGACTTAAAGAAAAGATTGAAGCAAATGCAAGAGAACTAAACTTTTTACCAAAAACCGCGCAACTACCAGTTTAAGATGAACTACAAATTTTTCGCTGCTGCAAAACTAGCAGCAATACAAGGTGTTGGTGCTAATGGACGCGGGCACAATAAATTTAAATTAGGTGCAGCTCTTACACATAAAAATATGTTGATAAGCACAGGCAGTAACAGTTACAAGACGCATCCATTAATGCACAGAAGAACGGAATGGCCGTTTCTTCATGCCGAACAATCAGTAATTATTAGAAATGGAATAGATAATTGTGAAGGTAGAGATTTATATGTTGTTCGTATTCTAAAAAATCTAGATTATGCTACTAGTTATCCTTGTGAAGTGTGTCAGCAATTAATCAAAGATGTCGGTGTTCGTAATGTATTTTATATTGATGAAAGAGGTGAGTTTGCAAAATGGAACCCATTGATGTTTATCTAATGTATTGTGCGTTGAAAGCGCATTTCAGCAGAAAAGATTACGACTTTCTTACTTATAAGGGCAAGAGTCGTGTGTCTAGAGATTCATATTGGAAGCGCAAAGACAAGTCATTCTTTTTTAAGATTTCCAAAAAATACGATAGTTATAATGAGATTAAAAACTATTTTGTAGCTAATTTTGTTGCAGAACGGAGTGGATATATTGCGAAGTTCAATGATAAAAATTATGAAGATTGGAAAGAGAAAAGAAACAATTTTCATTTTATATTCACTGAAGAAATTCGTCCATTTGTAGAAGATTTCAATCCAATATTTAAAGTTAAAAACTCAGAACATCCATTTCTGCTAAAAGAATATCTTGGTAAAAGAGTATCATTAGAAACATTAATTATTCTTGATGAGCTTTTAGAGTTCACCAATAGCTGGAATAAAAGTATGGCAGAAGATTATGTTTGGTATGATACCAATAAATTATTACAAAAATATAAAAGGTTCTTGACAATTGATAAGAAACAGTATAGAATACTATTATTAGACTTGATAGAGGAGTTTGTTTAATGAGTAACGAAGATCATACGTGGACAGTTCAATTAGATTCTGAAATGCATTGTTTGCCACAGGACGATTGGCGGGCTGTTGTTAGAGAGAAAGCCTATATGGAAAATGAAATCGCAGAATTGAAATCCAAAATTAAAAGTTCTGAATACGATTGTGCAGAATTGGTAAAAGAGAATGCTCTGTTGTTGGAGCGAACTAAGAAGCTTGCTCAACGTCAACCAAGTTGGCCAAAAGGATATCGTCCCCATCACCGGCGGCCGGGCAGCGTTATGCTGAAGGAAAAAGTTATTGGCCGGCGTAGCTGAGTGGCTTAGCAGCTGCCTTGTAAGCAGCAGACGGTGTTTCGATTACATCCGCCGGCACCATTTAGAAAGATAAGGAAAAAGGTGAAAGGTGTATGTGGAATGTAAGGAGAATTAGGTTAAATGAAGTTCAAATCTAAATGGTATTGGAGTGGCACTCTATATAAAGAAATTACTGATTGGGCATACGAACAATTTGATAAGTACGGTGTTCGTAAACCAGAAACATATACGGCAGAAGAATTAAAATATCTATGTCCTGATATTCCGACAGATTTTATAGATGAACATGTAAAGGCAAGAGATAAATGGAAGTAGAACTAATAGACCATATGGGCAGTGATTTGTCGGTAATAAATGCTGCTCGTGTTTCTTTTGCAAAGAAACATGAAGAATTTGATGAAAAGGGCGACACTCAACTTATAAAATATCTCGCAGAACATGATCATTGGAGCCCCTTTGGACATGCTTCCATGCAGTTCCATATCAAGGCACCAGTGTTTGTTGCAAGACAACTGGTAAAACATCAGGTGGGATTAGTATGGAATGAAGTATCACGGCGATACGTTGATGTAGAGGTTGAATTTTATGAACCAGAGGAGTGGCGCGCTAGACCCGAAAATTTAAAACAGGGGTCTTCTGATGAAGTAATTGATATTAATCCACACAATTTTTTGGTAAACTATTATCAACGAGCACTTCGTTCTGCCAAGTGGACTTATGAACAGTTATTGAGAGAAGGTGTAACACCAGAACAAGCTAGAATGGTTTTGCCGCAGTCTATGATGACAGAATGGTATTGGAGTGGCACTCTATATGCGTTTGCCCGTGTATGTAATTTGCGTTGTAAGCCAGCTGCACAAAAAGAAACGCAAGAGATTGCATGGAAAATTGATGAATGTGCTAAAAAGTTGTTTCCTGTTTCATGGAAAGCAATACGAACCAATAATGACTAATCAGCGTAAATCTCTTGTCATAGGTAATGGTGAATCACGAGCATGGTTCGTTCCCAAGAATTTTAAAATGTCTAAAGATGTAGTTACTTGGGGATGTAATGCAATATATCGTGATAGTTATGTTGATGTTCTTGTTGCTGTCGATTATGCTATGCAACAAGAGATATATGACTCAGGATATTGTTTAGAGAATCCAGAATGGCCGGAACAGGGGATTTGTTATTTCTCAAATTGGTCCATTATTCCTGCTTCAATTGCAGATATGATGTTTTTAGGATATAATATTCCAGAAACATTTATACACAGAAGTAAGAATAGAACTGACCAATGTGTTATAACAGGAAAAGACCCTTCGACAGTGCAAGAAAAGATTGAAACTGCAATTTTGATGAATCCACACCTTGACATGGACGATCTTAAATTGAAAATGGAAAAAGATATTGGTATCTGGATTACCTATGTAGAGAAAAATGATATAGTTATTAAGATTAATTATCCTATAGGATGGTCAGCTGGTAATACTGCATTACATCTTGCATGTCAATCTAGTACTGTTGATTATCTGCGTGGGCGAAATGTAAAAAAAGAAGTTTATGTGTTGGGGTTTGATCTTGGTTCATATGAAGAGCCTTTGAATAACATATATAAAGGTACTGACAATTATCTACCAGCTACTGCAAAGGGGTTTAATCAAGAAAACTGGTATAACCAAATGCAAGCGGTCTTTAAAGAATTTCCTCATATCAAGTTTTATCTGGTAGATTCCACAGTTAAAATTAAAAGAGATAATGTATCACACATAACCAAAAACGAATTGTGCGAGGCTCTTGAACTTGTGAAGATGCCATGGCACTATGGTACAGGATATATGGCCACACAAAAAAGAACCATACAATTTAAGTAATATAAATATAAAATGGAACTTGACATTCCGTATAAAACAGTATATAATAACACAATTAACATACGTAGCATACATCAACATAAGGAGAAATATGATGTCATTAACTAAGTTGAAGAAACAAAATTCTTTGGACAAACTGCTGAATGCAGCACAGTCCGAAACTCACCCCCAAGAAAAGAAGTCCTATGTGGACGAGCGTATCTGGAAACCAGAACTTGATAAGACAGGTAATGGTTATGCAGTTATTCGTTTTTTGCCAGCGGTATCAGGTGAAGATATGCCATGGGCCAAACTCTGGAATCACGCATTTCAAGGCCCAACCGGACAATGGTATATTGAGAACTCTCTTACCACTCTTGGACAAAATGATCCTGTATCAGAAATGAATTCTGCATACTGGAATTCTGGTGTAGAGTCTGATAAGGAAATCGCTCGTCGTCAGAAGCGCAAGTTGCAATATTACTCCAACATTTATATTGTGAGTGATTCCAAACATCCCGAACATGAGGGTAAGGTTTTCCTTTATCGTTTTGGTAAGAAGATCTTCGATAAAATCATGGAAGCTATGCAACCTGTATTTGATGATGAGGAACCAATCAATCCTTTCGATTTTTGGCAGGGTGCGAACTTCAAATTGAAGATTCGTAAGGTAGATGGTTATTGGAACTACGATAAGTCAGAGTTCGAAACATCGTCTGCATTATTTGATAATGATGATGATATTGAAGGAGTGTGGAAGAAACAGTATTCTCTCAAAGAATTTACTGCTCCAACCAACTTCAAGTCATATGATGAATTGAAAACCCGTTTGAATTTGGTTCTTGCTGGAACTACCACGGTAGGAAGTGCATTAGATGATATTCCTTTTGGACCGACAAATTTAGATGAGTCTGTAGCAGCAGTTGTTGATACTAAAGAAGTACTTGCTCCCGAAATATCAATAGTTGATGATAAAGAGGAAGCTCTAGATTATTTTCAGAAACTTGCTGATGGTAATTAGAATCTAATCATCTTGATAAGTCTATAGAATCCCCTCTAAGAANTTCTTAGAGGGGATTTTTACACTGCAACATTAACTTGTTGAACCACCTGACTTGGATGTTGGTATGATACTGAAGTATTAGTTGTATTTGATTGTTTATTATCTACAACTGTGGTAGTAGTGGGTGCATTGACTATTGGTGGTCCAGCACTACTGGCCGCGCTCTTTTGTAGTCCTGATTGTTGCATTTGTGTAGTTCTTTGAGCATTCATTACTACTCCACCAGTAGAAGGCATTACTGGGCCCAGTTGGTTAGCTGGTGGGAATATTCTATCTAGTCNATCATACAATCCTTGATCATGAGTAAAGATAGAATTTTCGGTCAAGGCCGCTTTCTTAAATTCTACATCTTGCGCTTTTGCTTTTTCATTTTGTGCTATTAATTCTTTTAATTTTTGATTATTCTCTACAATATCTTCAGCCGATTTTTCTCGTCCTTTCCATTCTCTACCAATATACACATTTTCGCCAGCCTTAGACCGCCTAATATTTTCTTCTTCCTCAGCTATTTTTGCTCTGACCTTTCCTATTTGTGCTTCACGTTTGTCCGCCGCTTTCTTTATTTCAGCTAACTCTGCCTCCCGCTTCTCTTGTTTAGCTTCCTCGAGCAAGGCTTTATCATCGACACCATCATCTCCACCAATACCCATTGCACGTTTAATAAAGCCGGGCGCCCAGTCTGGTACAATTGATTTAGCAATATTTTTAAAGTCAATATCAAATAAACCTTTAAACCAATCCCAGACTTTTCTAACAACATCGCCTATCATTGTAGCAAGACTGAAACCTTCAGCTTCTTTTATTTGTATGGGCTTATCTTTACCGTCTTCATCTGTTCCAAAACCAAATATACCAAATAACCAAGTTTTAACTGCTTTAAATACACCGCTGATCATCTTTGTAAGTGACCATTCTTCACCGTCTGGCGTTTTACCCGCTTCAACGCCCCAAGTAAACAAACCAACAATCCAATCTTTAACTGCTAAAAATGCTGTCACCATCATTTTACCAATACTAAAATCTTCTGGATTTGCAACCTTTTCAGCAGCCTCACCAAACCCAAATAATTTTAGTAACCATTTGGTAACTGCAAGGATACCATCCGCAACCATATTAGGCAAGAAATATATAATATTAATTATTGATGCGGCGATCCCAGCGGCACCTTCATTAAAAGTAAAGAGACTGCCAATCCACTTCACTATGTCTTTGATTGCATTAGTTACAGCACTTCTGATTGACCACCCTTCTTCTTCACCTTCTACTTTTTCATCCGTAGCTGCCCATGTAAATAGACCCTTAATCCAATCTTTAACTTTACCAAAAGCTGCAAAGATCATAGTTTTAAGTGACCATGATGTATCATCCCCCGGCGTTTTACCCGCTTCAACGCCCCAAGTAAAAAGACCAACAATCCAATCTTTAACATCACCAAATACTCCCAAGATAAATGTCTTGATGGAGAATGTTTCAGTTGCCTCTGCAGCTTCATCCCATCCAAACAGTCTCATTATCCATGCAATTCCAAGCTTTATTGGCGACCAAATGATGTCCATGAGTGACGCATAACCTCCGATTAAAGTATCCCATAGTACTTTCAATGCTGCCACTGGGTCAGAAAATAATTTTTTTACCCATTCTACAGCCTTGTCTATCATATCAAACATTCCACTAATCATATCACCAATCAATTCACTGAAACTAAATGAATTAAGCCATACTTTTGCATTTTCAAAACCAAATTTACCTAAAATCCACGCAACTGCATCTTTTAATAAATCAAGAGGCATACCAATCAATCCTTGAAATAACTTAGTCAATCCCCCCTCTAAACCGCCGAGAATACCGCCCTCTTCATAACCTTTCATAAACCCTGTTATAAAATCAAAAGCAGATATAAGAATAGTGATGGGAAGAAATATCTTTCCTAGAACAGTACCGAATTTTGCTGCAAATCGCAAGATCCCGCTTGCCTTGGCGGTAAGGCCGACGAGAGTTTTACCCCACCTAAAAATTGTACTGAAAAATCGTCCTACTGGTGCAAAAAAGTTTTTTAATATTGTTATTACTTTTTTTACTTTAGTTCCTATTCCTTTAACAATATCACTTACAGTATTAAATAATTTATAGTTTTTAGGATTGAAGAATTTACCTATTCCAGTAAAGAAGTTTTTAATCGTAGATAGTCCTTTACCAAGTTTAGAATCTTTTACTAACTTTACAATCTTCTCTACATCACTTCCAAATGCTAATTTCAACTGTTTGAACAAAAATTTAAGTGGTGCAAATAATTTTGATAGTCCTTTTCCACTAATTTTTTTGAACCACGCAAATTCCACAGCTAACTGTTGGAAGAAATTCACCAATGCAACAATAGGAGCAGCAATTGCAGCAATGATAATCCCAAGGCCCATTTTGCCTTTTTCTTTTACAGAGGATAAAAAGGATGAATGTAGACCTTTCAGACTTTTGGCCATGTCTTCAAACAAAGAAGTTCTTTTTCGTTCTTGTGCTGCAGCGTCTTTCTTTTCTTCAGCCGCCTTGGCACCGCCCGCAACTTGTTTTTTTGCATTTGCGACAAGAATACCTAATTTTTGATTTGTGTTCTGCAATTCTTTAACAACATCTTTTGAAAAATCAGCCATTATACTATCCTATCTTTTCCCTTTAGGTAATAATGCGCCTGGTTTGCCGACATACAAACCAAAGAATGCCGCTCCTGCCCCAACGATGGTAGATATGAATGCTGCTTGTGCATTACTTGGATCAGTCAGTGCCATAAACCAAGTAGTTGATGCATAGAATGCATAGATGTATGCTAACATAATCAATCTAGGAATAAGTCTGAACTTATCCATCACACCGGCTGTCTTATTATACCAAGTAGGTTCGTCACCTGGCGCACTTGGCACTAAGTCAACTACGGAAAGTTCATATTCCCTAGATGTTTCTGTTACTTTTACTTTATCGTCAGCCATTTTTTCTATTTTCTTGTTTTCTTTTTTCTTCTTCCTCTTTCAAATATTGCATCAACAACCCAACATATATCTCCCTCTCCCATGGCATCATATCTTCTAATTCTGTCAAACTATAATTGTGATGTTGCATCATACCAAAATTAGTTTTATAATAATTTTCCAAACTATCATGAGAAAGGGCTATACGAAAAAACTTTGTAGACCTTCAATCAAAACTTCATTCTTCTTCTTTGTCTTTGGGTTTTTCACTGTAACCATATGTTGTAATTTGGGCATAGTTTCAAAAAATTTTGCAAAATTTTCAAAATTTTCTGTTGACATGCTATCAATAAATTCATCCAAGTCTTTTTCAGAAATATCTACTTTATTATAAATGGTTTCTTTATCATGAATTTCATTAATGCACTTTTTCATCATTGTAAAAACAGATGTAATCTCTCCAGCATCACCAAATCCTGACATATCAGATAATGTAGGATATTTCATAATAACAGAAATATTATCTGTTAATTGAATAATATTAGTATGTTCCTTCACCATTTGTATATCAACATCTTTCAGATCAATTTCAATATCTACTCTTGTTTTTTTATCATCAGGACATAATACATTAATTTGTACTTTTTCCCCAACAGATTTTCCTCTCAATTGTAAAAAAATATATTCAATGTCAAACATGGGCATAGTGTAAGCATCAATTTTGCCAAATGTACATGCATCAATAATTTGAGCAAATGCATCTTGAATTTGTTTATCATCCTCTGATTCTTGAGCAATCATTAAAGCTTTTTGTTCTTTTACAAGAAATGGTCTATATTTTATTTGTTTTCCTGTAGAAGGCAAAGTTAATTCATAAGTTAAAGTATCAAGTTTAGGTAGTGACATAATTTTTCATCCTTTATGTTCTTCTCTATTGCACGCCGTCAAGCATTCTTAAAACCGCTGGCATATTTGTTGTTTTTTGCATAACGCTTCTTAGACGATGTTGATGTTTCCAATAGTTTCTCTGGGCATCCACCGAATGGGCCCATTCCTCCGACTTAGGTCCAAGATCAATAGGTGTCCAATATCTAAAAGCAAAACTAATTTCATTTTTTATTATTTCACTTTTGGCGGCTCCACTTAAAGAAGTAGCAGCAATTGTTTTTGGAAATACCTCATGTAATTTAAGTCCATAGCGTCGGACATTTTTTCTATCTATTATATAAATTTCAATTATGCCTATATAATTATCGTAATAACCAATATCCCAAGTTGTTACATTAATTGCTTGATTTTGCCATTCTTCAAAAAATCTTCTTTCACGTAAATCCGCGCTTGCTTGAAATGTTACAGAAATATCTTCTGCAAAACTTACACCATTAACAATTTCTCTGGTTGGTCCATAAATATTTGAATCTGTTGTGGTGTCTAAATTTCTGCCAGGAAGATTTATAGATTCAATTCTTAATGAGATTGTTTTAAGACCAAAATAATTCATGAGTAAGTTTGGAGGAGAAATTATTGCTTCAAATTTATTAGGTTCTGCATACCCGTCTTCTGAACGAAATGAAGCTAAAATATTTTCTAGATTGCCATATACATGTGACTCTGGAATTTCTGTTTTTGCAGGTTTTGTAGGTAGTACCATTAAATCATGTTCCTTGATTCTGACCAAACCTCTTTTGCAGTTGCTTTCTTAAATCTTTGCACAGGAAGTAGGGTTGCAATTGTGAATTCGTCAGCATCAATTCTGCGAAAATCAGATTTGGTATATCCTGCTAAATATTTATGTATAGTTGGTTTAATTAATTTAATATGTTTTAATTTTTTATAATCTACCATTAGTTTTGTGGTTTCATCAAATTCTGTGTTATTTGAGTAATCTACCAACCCATCAAGAAGTTTGATACGTAGTGGAATGGGCAAGTAATGAAGATTTATACCAAGAAACCCGTCATTATACATTTCTAATGGAAGCACCAAAGGAAATGTGTCGTAATAAGGAAGAGTTTTCTTATGTTTAGGATCATAGAAGAACATATTCAATCTGCCATAAAAGGGTCTAGTATCCCTTTTGCCATCACGGATTAGCTGTAGAGCTTTAGGGGCGCCAAACTCTTTGATTTTATCTCTATACCATTGAGTTGATTTTGGGCGCCCTTTGGCTTCATCCTTAACTGCTTGTATGNACTTTGATACGGGCATGTGATTATTTATATCGAATGTTGAGATGGTCTNCTGTTAAAATTTTGAATTCCATATCATTATTGTTGCACCACTCTGTTGCGTATTTCCATTTGGCTTCATTGATGCCCCACATTTTGACTTCATTGAACCATCGTTTGGTTTTTCTTTTTGGTTTTGCTGGTGGTGGTTTGCATTGTTTCTTGGGCTTTACCTCAATAATGAATTTCTTAATTGAACCATTATGTTGTTTAACCTTAATATAAAAGTCTGGAAAATATCGGTGTATTCTACCATCCCAAGGAGATAAATAGGGTATAATGACTTCTTCAGACCCCCATTCTATTATGGCACCATTAGAATCACAATACACCATAAATCTTCGTTCCCATAAAGAACGAAAATATATTCTTCGTGAATCACCACGATATTTTTTGGGGTTTTTTGCTATGTACCTACCTGAATACGACATGTGTTATAATAAATAGTATGTAAGGATATTTATATATGACTCTTGTACCATATACGGGATCAGACCCAATGTTAATCCACATGGCCCAGGAAAACCCGCCGCCTACGCATGAGCAGAAATCACATATAAAAAACGCCATTACTCCTCCGGGCAGTAAATACACCACAACAAATTTAGCTTATCCAGAAGCTGTTGAAGGTGACCCTATGCAGGGGCATTATATTATATTTGAAATTTTAGCACAACAAAAAGCAAAATTGGCTGGACAAAAACTGTTAAAGGCTACAACTGAGGCCGTCGCCCAGCAAGCAGAGCAAATCAAGGCTGAATATGACAATCCCAGCCCTGATGGCATATTATCAGGCGTCGATCATGGCCTGCTTCAAGCTCTCGTAGACCGCACTCGAACTCAGGCGACAGAGGCCGTCCAGGCCGGCCTCACGGCCATAACCGCTGGGCCCACCGGTGGGCCCAATTCAATTCAAGTAGCTCAAAATGCAACAGTTGCAATGCCAGTCTGTATAGCACTTTATATGCCACCTTCTGTTAGTGTCACCTATAATGTAAAATATGGTGATCAAGAAATTGGTCGCCTCGCAGAATCAGCAGCTGCTGGTATTCAAGCATTTATGAATACTGAAGGCGGGTTTGGGAAAAAAATGGGCGCCGCAGTTGGGACAGCCGGGAAAGGTATCGCCGGGGCAGTTGTTGAGAAAGCGACCCCTGCAAGTGCAAAGGCGCTAATGGCAATTCAAAGTGGTGCTATATTCACTCCAAGAATGGAATTAATGTTTGAAGGTATTGGTCGTAGAAATTTTTCATATACTTTTAATTTTATGCCAAAAAGTGAAAGAGAAGCAGATATTGTTGAGAGAATTGTTCATGAGTTTAAATATCATATGGCGGCCGATTTCGGCGGCGGCTTTTCGATAGGCCTGGGTGGTGCCGATAAAATAGATCTTTCGGGAGTTGATGGCGTAAGAACCATGACAATACCAGATTTCTTTAATATAAAATATATGTATATTGATAGCACCACAGAAGGTAATAAACATCTCAATAAAATTAAGCAATGTGTTCTTAAAGATATGCAAGTTGAATATGGTGCTGAAAGATATACGGCGTATGCTGGAGGACGACCACAAACAACCAAAATATCTTTATCCTTTGAAGAACTAGAAATTATTACTAAAAAGTACATTGCAGACGGATATTAATCATGTATTTTGCAAACTTTCCTCTTATTCCATACGACTCAGTTGGTGATGGTAATCTTGAATTAGTTACCAATTTATTGAAACGAGTTGCTGTCCGAGCTAAGGTTAAAACTAATGTGATGGTGTATGACACATATGATGTCAAAGAGGGAGAAACTCCCGAAATAATTGCTGATAAACTATATGATGATCCAGAACTACACTGGGTTATTTTGTTGTTTAATGATATCACAGATAGATATCATCAATGGCCAATGAATAATAATCAATTCCTGGCATATATGAACGACAAATATACTGACCAAAATGCAGTACATCATTATGAAATTTATCAGAAATCAGGAGACACCACAATAAAAATTAATGTTGGTACAACAGCAACAGATTATGGTTCTTCAGTAGAAACTTTTAACCCATCATCAGATGTTGATGGAGAATATATTACTACCACCACAGTTCATACCTTTTCTGTAGGAGATGCTGTCTCATATTCTTCATCTAGCGGAACAACAATTTCTGAACTTGCGGAAAATGGAAAATATTTTATTACCAGTGTTGCAGAAGATATTGTATTGAATGGTAGTGACGATGATTATCAACGAATAATTCTTGATGGAACTGATTCAGATTCAGCCAATGCTGAAAGTAGAATTCGTTTAGATGGTACTGGTGATGGGATTATTTTAAATGAAGATTCTGGAATTCATGGCCGACATATAGGAAGTGCCGTTCTTATGGAAACTGGCAATTTCCTTGTTGGTGAAGACACTACCACTCTCTTTAAGATATCAGGTACATCAGGAGGAGGGCCAATATCACTTTCTGCCGGTTCAGACGAACTACATTCTTTAACAAAAATTACTGATGTGGCAATTCCTATTACTAATTTTGAATATGAAGAATCTGTACAAGATGAATTAAGACAGATTAGATTACTTGATCCAGCATACGTTGAAGACTTCGTTGCTGAATTTGAAAAACTAATGGGAGAAAGTGTTCTGTAATGGCCAAGGGTATACAAACTGCTGGCGAATTTATAATAGAAGAATTAAGACTTGTTACCACTTCTGGATTAGAGGTTGACCTTATTACATCAGTAGTAGGATTAACACTTTTTGAAGATATTTTTTCTATGACTATTTCCGGCACAATTGCAATAGCGGATTCTGTTAATCTAGCATCTTATGGCCCTCTTTTGGGCCAGGAATATTTGCATCTCAAAATCAGCACACCAACTTTTAAGGATGAAAGTGCAGTTATAGATTTTTCTAAAAACGCATTTCTTGTACATTCCATATCCAACAGAGAAAAAATTACTGGCGGCGTTCAAGGATTTGTATTAAGTTTTGTTAGTCAAGAATTGGTTCGAAATCAAAGGCTCAAGGTTACACAAAGTTTAACAGATACTTGGTCAAACATTGTTAAAAAAATGTTAACAGGCCCAGCTTATATTGATACTAAAAAGAAAATAGACTTAGAACCGACTGCTGGTGTAAAAAAGTTTGTTGCTCCTAACATAAGACCATTAGATATTATTGTTTTGGGAATGAAACAAGCTGTTTCTGAATTCAAAGGAGAACCTACTTATCTATTTTATGAAACCCTGAAAGGATTCAATTTCAGGACTCTCGCAAGTCTTTATAATAATGCACCTCAATTAGATTATATTACAGTAGTTCCCGGCAGTAATCCAGTTGCACTGGGTATAAAGTATAATATTTTAAATGAAATGAGAACTGTTCTCAATTATGAGATAGTTTCTAACAACGACAGTATTGCTAATTATAGAGCTGGTATGTTTGGATCAAAACTTATAACGCATGATATTATCAGTAAAAGTTATGAAACTAAAGTATATAATTATCATGACAATTTCAAAAAAGAATCTCATATCGTTGGTGGTGTTACAGCTGAGACGCCAGAATTTCCACTTGCCAGTGCATTAGCATTAAATGATAAAGGACTACGAGTATCAGATTTTTTTGCTAGAACATTCATGATGCCAACATCTCTTAGTGGTGATGTTGACTCTCAACATACAACAAAAAATAATACAAATCCTTATATGGCATATGATCCTCATAAATGGCTTCAACGAAGAAATTCTCAAATGATACAATTAGAAAATGCTCTTCAAGTGAATATAATGACTCATGGAAATACGCTGATAAATGCTGGAGATAAAGTAATACTTAATTTACCGTACACAGCTACAAAACAAGTAACTGGTGTGAATGAAAAATTTGATAAATTTTATAAAGGACCATTTTTAATTAAAAGAATCAGGCATGATTTTATTATGAATTCAAGTCCAAAAAGACATCGAATGTATATGAGTTTAGTGAAAGATTCTTTAGAAGAAGAATTAGAAATATCAGGTCCAATTGAACCATCATCAGATAAGACAGCTGAGATAATCGAATACACATACTAAAGGAGGACCATAACAATCAAAAACTCTTGTAATATCCAATAAATCAAAACTGAAAAGGAAAACTAAAATGACCAAGACCAAAAATAGGATTAAGAAGATGATTTTTCAAACCCAAAATCGGAAACACGAACCACTTTCAGAAGATGATAAATACATTATAAAGGCAATGGGATATAGAAAACGAGAGTTAAAGGGACAACTTGATGAAAACATTTCTGGAATTACAAGAAGGGCTATACGACCCGAATATATTTAAGGCATTCTTCCTTGCAGGTGGGCCCGGAAGTGGTAAGTCATATATCGCTGGCAGAACTATTGGTGGTATGGGGCTTAAAGTAGTCAATTCAGACCCTGCATTTGAACATCTGTTAAAGAAGGCTGGACTTTCTCTCAAAATGCCACCAGAAGAATTTGAACGTAAAGAGATGGTGCGAGGCAAAGCAAAAGCAGTTACTGAAAAGAGAAAAAAGAATTACATCATGGGCAGACTTGGCCTTATCATTGATGGCACAGGTAAGAATGCGGAGAAAATATTGAGACAGAAAGCAATGTTGGACGAACTTGGATATGACACATATATGATCTATGTAAACACTTCTCTTGATGTTGCACTGGAACGTAATGCAACACGGGCCCGATCACTTCAAGAAGTAGAGTGTATTAAAATGTGGAAAGCAGTACAAATGAATATAGGTAAATTCAGTAATATGTTCAAAGGTGGGTTTATCGTGGTTGACAACAATAGTGCTGATGAAGATGTTCTAAAAATAGTCTATAAGCGAGTGAAAGGTCTGCTTCGTCAGAAAGTTCAGAATACCCGTGCAAAGGATTGGATGGCAGCAGAATTGGCCAAGAAACAACGGTAATATGAATTATTGCGGACAATGCGGACAGGGAATAGTGGGGGAACTACTATACTGGTTTGAAGAAAGGTTTTATCTGGAGGGTAGCACAAAACAAATTCCGTTTTGTGGCCCAGAATGTTCCACCAAATATTATGATAAATACCGTATTACAAACAGGGAATCCCGGTAGTCACAGGCCCCACAGTGCCGTCATTGCTCACCTGTTTAAAATATAACCTATCCCCCATAGACAGATCATCAATACCAATGGCATATTCACCAACTTCGGAGGGGTTCTCCATGACAATATGACAACCAACCCATGCCCATTCCGCTTTACCCGCTTTCTGAGCCACAATATGTCCCGGTGAACATGCTCCCAGTAACATTATGATGGCAATTATGATAATATTCTTCATATCCTTCTCCCATACTGTTCATATATAGTACGAAACTATTTCTTCAATCCAAATGCACTGCCAGTTAGTAACGCACCAAACGCCAGATGAAACAATCCGCCCATTTGTAACGTATAGGGAGAATGGTGTTGTGTCAATTTCTTCATTAATTCTAGTTGAATCATGGTGTCATCAATCATCCTTACTTCATCCAAAAAAGTGTGATAATCTGGCCGCATCAGTCCAAACCATATAGGTACTATGATGAAGTCAAAAATACATATTACCAGATATACTATAAGAGCTGTCCAGTGCCAGTTTAGGTTCATAAGGGTATTTATGGGGTATGTGCGGAAGATTCTCCCATGTTCTCCCATGAATACCCATGAATCTCCATGTTGAAAAAAGGTATGAAAAAACATAGAGTTGGGGGGATATAAGTTTCCAGGCCCTCAACCCATATTTTCTACCTCCTCAGAATATTCATGGACATGGCCGAGATACCATCCTAATGTTAATAGTATGCAAATTAAACGGGCATATATCACATTAAGTGCATAGTTTGGTATAGGATTGCATAGCTCTGTCCTGCCAGAGATTTCCCAGACGCCCTCAGAAGGCCTCCCCCGGACCTCGACTGGCGTTTCGTTGACAAGTTTTTCCCAAAAGGGACTTGACATTGGGCGCTCAACATGATAATATACCTATGTTGTGTGTGCATAGGAAACATAACCCCTTGATTTCTGAGGAAAAAAACTATGTCGCCTGTTGCAAAAATGTCACACAGAGTAAAAACTTCGATACATGGTTCGATTTTCCTTGACAAACCATGCTGGGTATGGTAGCCTAGGGTTATAATAGAGAGTGAATGATGATGCGATTAGAAGATATCAAACGTAAAGACCTTGAGACCTACATCTATGAGGGCCACAAGGATGCATATGGTGTCAAGGGACGCCATTATAAGTTCGACACCATGTCTATGGAGAAACTCCGAGAGGAGGCTGACCGTATCGCTGATGCGATTGATGTCGCTCTTGAAGAAGAGAAAGAAGCTAAAAATCAGGCTCTTGAAGAGTTTGAGAAAGAAGTTGAAACCTTTATTGCGTCTGGTGCAGGTAATCGGAAAACCGCTCTGCGGTGGATGCTGCTACTGTCAGAGCTCGAACTTGATGAGAATGATCCTCAGGATATTGAACATTGGGTATGGAAAAAGGGTATTCTATTTACTGATACTGGCCGAGAGTTGGTCAAAGAACTAGACCATATCCTGTCTCAAGAAATGTGGCAAACAGTACAAATGAATATAAAACTAGCAAAGGAGTCTGGCTAAGTCGGGGATTATGCTGGCCCCAGCTGGGACTTGGGCTGGGCCAGTGTGTGTACCCCGACATGGGAAGTAGAGTTTGAGCACTAAGGTAGTGATGGCCCGTGGTAAAGTTCCACAATGGTGGTGCGGGGTTTGAGTCAGGGTTTTCGTTGTCCCTGACAAGTGTTGCTCCTCCTTCCTTTTTTTATATAAGTTTCGATGGGCAGTAATGGGGGGTTAAAAACTGAGTCGCTGTTTGCAATCTATAAGGATAGTTCTAAGTTAGACATAAATTTTTTTACTAATGAAACCTTTTCAGAACTTTAGCCCCCATACCCCAAAAACTGAGCACTTTTAATTTGAACTTCCCTGTATTTTATACTTGACAAGCCTTGTTTTGTCTGGTATAATATGTCTGGAAACTAAGAAAGAGATTACCCCCCAATGACCAGTACAACAAAAGAGACCATTGCAGAACTGACAAGCGCGGCCGCCCTTGGCCACGCCAAGTACCACAAAGTCTCGCTGTCAAAGACGGCATCAAATGAGATTGCAGAACTATTAATAGATATGTCTGATAAAGAATTTGATGCTCTTATAGAAACAATTGAAAAATTGAATGTTCTTTTAGATAACATCATGGATAGTAAGGAGACATCATGACCGTTTACGTTAAAGAAAGTTCCAGAAGTGTTCTGTCTGGTCTGTCCAGAATGAAGGCTGCCATGATTGAGGACTATAATCGGGCGACCTCGACGCCCTTAAATATGCACAACGATATGGAAAAAAGTCTGGTCAAGTCAATGGCCAGAATGCAGCAGGAATTCGTCAATGGTTTTGAGGTTACTTATGGAAGTAAGTACATCAGAATCATAAAGAGCGATCACTATGGCCATCGGAGCATGGTGGCGTTTGTCGTTGGCGTTGACACAGATAAGAAGTTCCGTAAAGGTGATATTCTGAAGCCCGCTGGCTGGAAGGCACCCGCTCGGAACAAGGCTCGGGGAAATATCCTTGATGGTGGTTATGCCATCAACTGGACAGGGCCTTTGTATCTCTGATGGACAGAAATTGGTATACCCAGCGAGAATGGGACAGGACTGTGGGCTGGGGCAAGGTTCCCAGAAAGTATGCGAAACCAGAGAGTGAAACAGATGCGATGACAATTGAACAGAACACCATTGCTGACTACCATATGTTTTTTCAATACATGAAGGGGTGGGATGCGTACCAGAGTGGAGACTTCGCAACTGCTCTGCGCGAGTTTAGACCCCTTGCCGAACAGGGACTTGCTGATGCCCAGTGTTATCTGGGTGCGATGTACGAAAACGGACTAGGCCTTCCACGAGACTATAAGGCTGTCATAAAGTGGTACACCCTTGCTGCCGAACAGGAGAATGCCCTTGCCCAGAACAAACTGGGTTTGATGTACCAATACGGAAGAGGTGTTCCGCAGGACTATAAGACTGCGGTGAAGTGGTATCGCCTTGCTGCTGAACAGGGGAATGCCGACGCCCAGTACAGTCTGGGTTTGATGTACCACGAAGGCCTAGGCCTTCCACAGGACTATAAGGCTGCCACGAAGTGGTACACCCTTGCTGCCGAAACTGAGAGAGATATTGAACAATCAAGCGACTATATAAATGCAAAATAAACTGACAAAGTTGATGGCGACTAAACTCCCATGTCGAAGAAATGCAAT